ATATCCTTGTTATGTTTTCGCCAAGCTATTCGTGTAACACAACACCTTTTTGCAAGCATGATAAGATAAACAGCGATAGATGCTGTACAATATAACCCCCTAAAGGAAATTTAAGACAATGAAAAGACTACTTACAACTACTGCGATCCTCGCAGTATTGACAACACCTGTTATGGCTGACGTTACTATTGGTGGCGACTTTGCATGGTATCATCAGGATAATAATGGTACACTATCAACAGCGGTTGACGCTGATCTAAACATCAAGCCAAGCACTACAACTGAATCAGGCTTGACTTTTGGTGCAGATTTTAACCTTAACCAAGATGGCAACGATGACGGCGGTAACAGCCTAACTGTTAGCAACGACAAGTTTAAACTTGATCTAGGTGACACAGACAGTGCGTTAGATAAAATTGATGATGTTACTGACTTTACATACATTGTAGGCAATGGTTCACCAAGTGTAGACCATGCAGCAATCCTAACTCTTACACCAATCACTGGTCTAACGCTTAATGCTAGTATGGCAACAGGCAGTGACTATGGTACAACTGCTGGCGAAGGCTATGCATTCAGTGGTACATATGCAATCGGTAGTATTGCAACAGTTGGTGCAGGTAAGATGATTGATGCTGACGATTCAGAAGCAACTATCATGAACGTAACTGCTAGTGTTGGTCCTATTGGTCTTGCAGCAGAAAAGTACACAGCTACAACTGCAGCCAAAGTTGATACAGACACAACTACAATGGGTGCAACTTTTACCATTGATAAACTTATGCTAGGCATTGAGCTTATGAAAGAAGAGTCAGCTGGTACAGTTTCAAGTGATGAAGTTACACTTGGCGCACAGTACACTGTAGCACCAGGTCTAGTTGCATTTGCTGAAATGACAGAAGATGACAAGACTGCTAGTGAAAAAACTACAGCAATTGGTCTTGCAGTAAAATTCTAAATTAATTTAGAATAATAAAAAAGCAGCGGAAACGCTGCTTTTTTTGTGACTTAACTAGTGTGCCATCTATAATCTTGCACAGTGCCATCTAACCAAGTAGTAACCAGTCCTTGATCTTTAAGTATGCCGTTTTGCATGATTACTTCTTCCATGTTTGCATTTACAAAGCCTTGTTCTACCATACTGTACCAAGTTGTAGTATAAGGCAAAGGATCTCTTTCTTTATACACAACTACTTGAATAATGTCCTCAAACTTGCGTTTTTGCAAATAGTAGTCTTTAACATCAAATCCATTTAGTGCAAGCAGATAAAGTATTTGTGTTACAGTAAATGTGTTATAATGCTGTGCAGGTGTATAGTTTTGAAATCTATGTTGTAGCACATTAATTGTACTGGGTACATTCAAGTAAAGCATGCCGCCCATGGTCATTGCACGATTAACACGCCCTAAAAACTCCACCGGACTATAGATGTATTGCATAACATCGTGACACCATACAACATCTACTTTTACACTTAGCATAGGAGTATCAGTGTTAAGATCATGGTTCTTGTAAGTGATATTGTGACGCTGAGGTTTGATATGTTCGCAGTTTAAATCAATGCCGTGACATGCAATGTCCAAGTATCTACCTGGTTCACCATCTTCGTTAATATCACGCATGTTTGCCCAATACTCTAAATGGGCACCATTGCCGCATCCTAGGTCAGCCATGTGTTTAATACTGCGCTTAAAGTCATCAAATTGATTGAGAAACTCCAGCGTTTGTTCACCTAGTGTCATGTTAGTCAATTCTAATATCTTCCATGCCTGCTGTACGCAAACGAACAACGTGTCCCATTTGCCACTGTTTAGTGTCCAGGCCTTTCATAATGCCTAGCCATCTATTGCGCAGTAGTGCTACTTCGTTAATAATAGTTTCAAAGTCGATGACTTCATCTTCGCCATCTACATACTTTTCAGCATCACGACTTGTTAACGCACGGGCATATCCTTCCAAATACTTTTGGAAATGCTTGCGTCTAATCTTGCGCAATTGTATGTTGAGGTAGTTAAGCACCGCTTCGATCTCTTGTAGTTGATTGAAACGATGCTCAGTAATACCTGGCAGTGCAGTGATATTCTTTTCTACAATGCCTTTAACATGACACTCGCGCTTTGCTTCTTCCAATTCACTTTCATAGAAATTAATGAAAGCTGGAATAGCACCCAGGTCATTTACAATTCTGTTGTAGTATTGGCTCAATACTCATCTTCTTCGACTTCGAAGTCCTCTTCTCCAAGCAAGTCTCGAACGCTTGCTTTGAGGTATTTGTCTACACCGCCAAGTTTAAATAGATCTTGTTCATCAAGAACCTCTTGCATATCTTCTACAAAATGATCGCTTGCTAATTGTCTATCCTTTGCTGGGATATACTCTTTAAGAATTTTATAAGCATCAATTACAACTTCAACGTCACTCATTGTTTTCCTCTAATACTTCGCCTGTTTCTGGATCAACTACATCACCATTTGGTGCAGTAATTGTTGCATCTGCAATATCATCAATACTTAGTCCATCTGCGTTTGAAATGTCCTGCATGATTGCTTCGAGTTTATCGCCTGTCCATCCTTTGCGGAACTCCAGCATTTCTTCGCCTGCTGCAGTAGTATACTTGAGACGATTGCCTTGCTTTGTAAGCAGTCCTTTTGCTTCAAACAAGTCAAGCAATCCACTGTATGGATCCATGCCTGTTTCATATGGAATCTTAACCTGCACTGCTTCAAACGGCTTACTATAACGTGTTTTCATAACTTTACATGCTGCACGAATACCATTTACAGTAGTAGTCTTATTTCCGTCTAAATCTTCTTTGAGTTTAAGTTTACGCATTGCAACTACAATAGATGATGCGTAGATAAAGCCTTGACCGCCTGAGATTTTATCATCTGGATCAAACATATCTTGCGATGCGTATGTGTGGTTAGTACACACCATACCTACATTGTAACTACCAATCATGTTAACTGTGTTACGCACAAGTGCAGTTAGTGCTTTAGGTTTACGCCCCATATCACCTTTCATGTCACCTTTGTTAAACTGATCAACGTCTGTGGGTGTCATCATCATGCCTAAACTATCAAGTACAAACAGTACCTTTGGACGATCTTCTTCTGCCATTGCTTTGTAGTCTGCCATAAACACACTAATAGTTTTAGCAACATCGTCAATCATGCTCATGCTTAGTTTAAGCAGTTTGCTTTCGTCTGTGTCAACACCCAGTGCTTGTAGCCAACTTTCATCCAGTGCGTTCTCACTGTCGATTAGCACAACAAAGATGCCTTGCTCTTGTGCATGTCGTACAATGTTGCCTGATGCAAAGTAACTCTTGCCTGCGCCTGATTCTCCAGCAAACACTGTAACTTTGCCCATAGGCACGCCACGATGAAAATCACCGCTGATAAGATAGTTAAGTGCATAACTTCCTGTGCTGATCCAATCTGTCGGATCGTGAAAGCCGATACTTAGTCCATCAATGCTTTTTGTAATGTCTTTTCTAAATTTACTTACGTCAAACGGCTTTGCCATTGAAATTTCCTTCCTGAATAGAATGGACGAGCAATTACTTGCTCGCCCTTACTTAGCCTTATGATTGGCGGTTACGAATCATCGCAAGGATGTCTTCTGCCCGCTTACTTTCACCAGCTGGTGCTGCTTCTGCAGGTGCTGCCACAGTTTCAACTTGTGGAGCAGGAGCAGGTGCCGCTGCGATTGGTGAAGGAGTTGCTGCCGGAGCAGGTGCTGGGGTAGCTGGCGCTGCCGTTGCAGTAGACGTACTAGAGGTTGAGGAACCTGCAGGAGCGTCAATACCATATGGACGATAATACTGCCCCCAACGTTCAACGTCGTAAGGCTGTCCATCTACACTTGCTTCGAACATCTCTTTAATGCACTGCAATTCTACTTCAGTAGGTTTCTTAGGGAGGAAATCACTAAGTGTATGTAAGCCATTTGTTTCAATAGCTGCCATTTGTGCTTCAGTTAGTGCAGATTCCTTACGAGCCCATTTACTTGTGCTGTAATCTGCATACTGGCCCTTAGTGGTTTTTGTAATACGGAAGTCCAAGCCAGCAGTGTAATCTGTTGGCATTTCTTGGATATCCGGATCCATTAGTGCATCTTTAATCAAGTTAAAGATGCTTGGTGAGATAACAAACCTGCGGATTGGATTCTCAGGTGTATCTTCTTGAAGTGGGTTTTCATTTACAAAGCCTTGGAAGATATATGAACGCTTCTTCCAATATTTGCGTCCCATTTCTTCTAGTGAGCTATCTTTGAACCAACCACGAACTTCACTTAGTACTGGACAGGTTTCGTTCCACATTTCAACACATGGTACTTGTACTACCACCGGCTTGCTGTTCATGTCGTTCTTAACACCATTAAATGGTAAACGAATCATAAGCCTTTCAGCCCAGAAAAATGTGTTGTTAGGATCGCCGTCAGGAAGGAATCGTACTGCTGCAGTACTGCCTTCTGGGATATTCCAATGTGGGTAAATTGCGTTGTCGCCGCCGCCTGTACGCTCACTGCGTGATTCTTGTGATTTTAGTTTTGCTCTAATTTCTGCCAAAGATGCCATT